GAGTCTTTGAATATTCCAGTTCTTCACGCAAAATATTTTGATTTGTATAATACGATTTTTCTTTTGAGAAAAAAAGCAGAGCAACAAAAAAGAAATATTCGACACGAACGTTATGAATATTATTCCGGAAAATCAGATCCAGAAGTTTATGCAGAAAATCCTTTTCCCAAAAAGATCCGTGATAAAGATACTATGCAAAAGTATCTTGATGCAGATGAAAAACTTTCATCTGTGTGTTTAAAAATAGACTACTACGATACAATGCTTACTTACATTGAAAGCATTCTTAAAATGATACAAAACAGAACATATCAAATTAAAAATTCAATTGAATTTATGAGATTTAATGCTGGACTGGGGTAAATAAATATTCACAGATGAATGAAGATATGTGAGTGATAAAGCAGCAAATCTTGTAATATCAAAATCAAACGAAGTATTTCTTAAAATTAAAACAGAACCTCATATTGAATATGAGTTGAAAGATCACTTTAAATTTGATGTTCCAAATGCAAAATTTATGCCACAATATCGTGGCAGAAATTGGAATGGAGAAATTCATTTATATGATATGAGATCCAAACAAATCTATGTTGGATTGTTAGACAAAATTGTTTCTTTTTGTAAGCAATATAATTATACTTATGAGTTTGAAGAGAATAAATTCTACGGACAACCTTTTGAGATTAATGAAGAAATATCTCTAGAAGGTGTTAAAGGTTATATGCAATCTATTTGCGTTCATACTCCTCGTTCATATCAAGTAGAGGGAGTATACGATGCTCTAAGACATAATCGAAAGCTATTGATAAGTCCCACTGCATCAGGCAAATCTCTGATGATTTATTCGTTAGTGCGATACTATGTTGATAGGAACGAAAAAATACTTTTAGTTGTTCCCACGACAAGCTTGGTAGAGCAAATGTATAAAGATTTTCAGGATTATGGTTGGGATGCTGAGACATATTGCCACCGAATATATTCGGGAAGAGAAAGAACAAATGAATATTCAGTTACAATTACAACTTGGCAATCTGTATATAAACTAGAACGTTCATTTTTTGAAGAGTATGGTGTCATTATAGGTGATGAAGCACATTTATTCAAGAGTAAGTCATTAATACAAATTATGACTAAACTTCATCACGCAAAATATCGTTTTGGTTTTACTGGAACTTTAGATGGAACACAAACTCATAAGTGGGTACTTGAAGGATTATTTGGTCCTTCATATAAAGTTACAAAAACTGATGAATTAATGAGACAAGGCCACTTATCACAACTTGATATTCGTTGTCTTGTACTTAAACATTCCCCACAAAAATTTGAAACTTATGAAGATGAAATTCAATATTTAATATCTCATGAGAGGAGAAATAAGTTTATTCAAAATCTTGCTTTAGATTTAAAAGGAAACACATTAATTCTTTTTTCCAGAGTAGAAGCACATGGGGCAATACTCTACGAAAAGATAAATAATAATAAGCGAGATGACCATAAAGTATTTTTTGTACATGGTGGAGTGGATACTGAAGAAAGAGAATTAGTTAGAGAGATTACGGAAAGAGAAAACAACGCAATTATTGTTGCTTCTTATGGAACTTTTTCTACTGGTATCAACATTAAAAACCTCCATAATGTTATCTTTGCCTCTCCAAGTAAATCAAGAATCCGTAATCTTCAAAGTATTGGACGAGTTCTTAGAAAAGGAAAAGATAAAGTAAAAGCAACTTTATATGATATTGCTGATGATTGTACATATAAGTCAAGAAAAAATTATACTCTAAATCATCTTATTGAAAGAATTAAAATTTATAACGAAGAGAATTTTAATTATGAAATAATTACAATTCAATTAAAGCAATGATAGAAGAAGATTTTTATGCAACAGTTAAATTGAAAACCGGAGAGGAAATCTTCGCAAAAGTAGCAGCTTCTGAAGAAGAAGATCGAACTATGCTGCTAGTTTCAAATCCTGTAATTATATCTGAAATTAAAAATAATAAACTTGAAGTAGTGGGATATAAAATAGAACCATGGTTGAAAACAACAAGTGAAGATCTATTAATTATAAATTTAGAAGATGTGATTACAATGACAGAATCTTCTGATATTGAAATGATTATCTTATATCAAAATTATATCAGGCAATCATCAAAAAAAGGTAATTCTTCTAAAATTAGTCGTAAAATGGGATACCTAGCAAATGTCAATGATGCTAAAGAAATATTGGAAAAGATCTTTAAAAGTAGTTAATACAATCCTTTTAACCCTGACAAAGGTTATTGTACACACTTTTAAACACCTTGTCAAGCACATATGAAAGTGTTATAATATCTACATAATAATGATAAGAATTTATGATAACCACAGCAATTATGACCAAAAGAAAAAGGTCAGAGCATTATGTCAATAACAAAGAGTTTCTTGCTGCTTTAATTAAATATCGTGAAGATAAAGAAATTGCAGAGATTCAAGGAAAACCAAAGCCTCCTATTCCACGATACATTGGAGAGTGTTTTCTGAAAATTGCTAATCACTTATCCTTCAAACCAAACTTCGTGAATTATATGTTCAAGGAGGATATGATTTCTGATGGTATTGAAAATTGTGTTCAGTACATTCATAACTTCAATCCAGAGAAGTCTCAAAATCCTTTTGCATACTTCACTCAAATTATTCACTATGCTTTTCTTCGTCGTATTCAAAGAGAGAAGCGCCAGCTAGAAATCAAAAACAAAATTCTTGAAAGGTCTGGATTTTCTGAAGTATTTGACGATAACAGCCTTGACGGATCCAACTACAGCGACTACAATAGCATTAAGGATGCTGTACATAGTAAATTAAGGTATTGATAATATAAATAACAGTATGATTATCGTGTGATTAATGTCCAAAACTAATGCACAAAAAGAAGCAAAAGAAAATGGTCTAACCCATTATATTTCTCAACGTCCATGTAAAAGATGTGGTGGACATCAAAGATATGCTGTTAGTGGTTGTTGTTCTAATTTAGAATGTAGAAGAACATATGAAAAGGAATGGACAAAAAATAATCCAGAAAAAAGACATTTATATAATAAGAAAAGGAGATTGAAAGCAAATTTTAATTTGTCTTGTGAAGAATATGATAAAATGTATGAGCAACAAAATAGGGGATGTGCTATTTGTGGTGCAGAAAAAAGTGAGATGGGAAGAATATTGGCGGTAGACCATAATCATTCTACAGGAAAGATAAGAGGATTATTGTGCAATAAATGTAATCAAGGTTTAGGATTTTTTAATGACAGTGTTGACTTGTTGCAATCTGCTGTGGTATACTTGAATTCAAATATATAAAACCATGCAAATTGCAATTATTACAGACACTCATTACGGTGCTCGTAAAAATTCTAAACTTTTTCATGATTATTTTAAAAAGTTTTATGATAATGTTTTTTTTCCGACAATAGATGAAAAAGGAATTAAAACAATTGTTCATATGGGAGACGCTTTTGATAGTCGTAAAGGTATTGATTTTTCTGCCCTATCTTGGGCTAAAGATAATATTTTTGATCCCATAAAGCAAAGAGGTATCAATTTACATTTAATTGTTGGTAACCATGATAGTTACTATAAGAATACTAACGAAGTAAATGCTGTGGATTTGTTGCTTCGTGAGTATAGTAATGTAACAGTTTATTCAGAACCAACTGAAGTAATGCTGGGTCAGTTACCAACACTTTTTATACCTTGGATTAATCAAGAAAATGAAGAGAATACTCTAAAGATGATTCAAAAGTCATCATCCAAATGTGCGATGGGACATCTTGAACTTCAAGGATTTAGAGTCAATAAACAACTTGTGATGGAACACGGGTTGGAAAGTAAAGTTTTTGATAAATTCAAACTTGTTTTCTCGGGACACTATCATACTCGTTCTGATAATGGGACAGTTTTTTATCTAGGAAATCCATATGAAATGTTCTGGAATGATGTAAATGATGAAAGGGGATTTCATATTTTTGATACAGAAACTTTAGAAAAAACTGCAATCAATAATCCTTATCGTTTGTTTTATAATATTTACTACGAAGATACAAACTACCAAACCTTTAATACAAAAGAATATGAGAACAAAATTGTGAGAGTGATTGTTCGTAAGAAAACTGATATCAAAAAGTTTGAAAAATTTATTGATAAATTATATTCTTCTAATATTGCAGAACTCAAAATTATTGAAAACTTTGCAGTTCCAGAACTTGAAGATTTTGAGGCATTTGAATCTGAAGATACTTTATCAATTTTGAATAGGTATATTGAAGAAGCAGAAATTAATCTTGATAAATCAATCGTTCAAAAAATGATTCAAGAAATTTATCAAGAAGCTTGTGAGTTAGTATAATGTTTATTCTAACGATCGAAGGTAGAGAAAAAGAAGGTGCATATTCAGTAACCGATGATGATGGGGAGCAAATCATTTATTTATTTGAAGAAGAAGATGATGCGGTAAGATATGCTATGATGTTAGAGGATGATGGATATCCTGAAATGCATGTGATTGAAATTGAAGACGAGGTTATGATAAAAACTTGTGAAATGCACGATTACAAATACACTGTAATTACTGCAAATGATATTGTAATTCCTCCTGAAACTGATTATGATCTTATTTAAAACAATACGGTGGAAGAATTTTCTTTCAACTGGTAATCAATACACCGAAATTGATTTCACTGAAAATTCTACGAATTTAATTATTGGTACAAATGGTGCCGGAAAAAGTACAGTACTTGATGCTCTTACTTTTTCCTTGTTTGGAAAACCTTTTCGTAAAATCAATAAACCTCAACTTGTTAATACAGTAAATGAAAAGGATTGTAAAGTTGAAGTTGAGTTTTCTGTTGGTGCAACTGAATGGAAAGTTGTAAGAGGAATTAAGCCTGCTATTTTTGAAATCTGGAGAAATGGTGCTGTCCTGGATCAATCTGCAGCAGCACTAGATCAACAAAAATGGTTGGAGCAAAATGTTCTTAAGATGAACTATAAGTCATTTACGCAGATTGTAATTCTAGGTTCAAGTACTTTTGTTCCTTTTATGCAACTTCCTGCTGCTCATCGTCGTGAGGTGATTGAGGATTTGCTTGATATTAAAATATTTTCCTCTATGAATGTTTTGATCAAAGAGAAGATTCGTTTGCTTCGGGAAGATATTAAAATTCTGGAACTTAAGAAAGAATCTCTTATTGATAAAGTTAAGATGCAGCAGAATTTTATCGAAGAGTTGGAAAATCGTGGAAAGGATAATATCAAGACGAACAAACAAAAAATTACTGATTTGGATGAAGAAATTGAACAATATGTAAATCAAAATAGTTCTTTAGAAAAACCTCTTCGTGTGTATATTAAAGAGCAAGATGAGATTACTGGTTATGCAGAGAAACTTCGTAAGTTGGTAAATCTTAAAGGTAAGATATCGCAAAAAGTTTCTACAATTAGTGAAGAACATAAGTTTTTTACTGAAAATACGGTATGCCCCACTTGTACACAAGAAATTGATGATGAGTTTAGAATAAATAAAATTAACGACGCTCAAAATAAGGCAAAAGAGTTGCAATCTGGTTATCAAGAACTGGAGGAGGCAATTAAAGAAGAGGAAAGGCGAGAGCGTCAATTCACATCATTATCAAAGGAAATTAAAAAACTCACAGATGAGATTTCTCAAAACAACATTAAAATTTCTGGGTGTAGGAGACAAATCAAAGACTTTGAATCTCAAATTCAAAGAATTACCGAACAACTTGAAAACCGAAATACTGAGCACGAAAAGTTAGAATCTTTTAAAGATAATTTAAAAATTACATATGATGATCTTGTTTCTAAAAAAGATTTAATTAACTATTATGATTTTACTTATAGTTTGCTTAAAGACAGTGGAGTAAAATCTAAGATTATCAAAAAGTATCTTCCGTTGATCAATCAAC